AGTGGAAAAAATAAGAAAGGATGCAGCAAAAGGACAGTTGAAAACTCCACAAGAATATAGAGACATGACGTTAGAGTTTAAAGGAGTTTCAAAAGGCGACACATCTTTTGATGACCAAAAACGACAAGCATTATTTTTGAGAATGATGGAAGGTGGTTTAAGAGCATTTGCTGGAAATGTAGAATATGGCGATGCTATGGCAGATGCAATCAAAGGTTTTGGAAGTGATATAGGTGGTATTAATAAAACAGAAGCAGAACAAGAAAATGCTGTAACGAACATGGCTTTTCAGTTAATGACCAGTGATAAACAAGCAAAACAATTTGAACAATCACTTCAAGCTAAGTATGATTTACAAGAGAAACAAATAGACGCTAAATTTAAACAAATAGAGAAACAATTTAAAAATGAAAAAGAACTACAAGCTGACAGATTAAAACTAGAAAAAGATAAAATTTTAGTTAATAAACAATCAATATATGCTAAACTTAAGTTAGATGAAGCTCTTCTTGGACTAAAAAAAGATGACTTAGAGTTTAGAAAGGAATCTTTAGCGTTTGATCAAAAATTTAAAGTAGCTCAATTTAATTTAGATAAATTTAAGATTGATAAAAACTTAGAACTTACAGAGCAAAAAATAAATAAAGATTCAGATTTAATTACTCAGTTTAAAGCAGCAGATATGTGGGACGAAAAAGCAGGTAAATTTACCAAAGAAGGTAGAGCCACCTTTCTTGCTATGAAGTTAACTAAAAAAAGTCCTCTTGTTATAAATGAAAAAGCCAATGCTTTGGTAAATTCTACTTTGTATGGATTTAAAATAAACGATAAAGCAGATGCAATTAACTATCATGCAATTAT